CGGACGCGATGGTCATGCCCATCCAGAAGCCGCCCTTGCCCTTGTTGGCCAAGGCCAGCAACTCCTTGACGTCACTCTGCATCGCTGCCACTTGGTCTTCCAGCGTCTTGACCTGGCCGATCAGCAGGCCGAATTTCACGGGGTCGATGTCGCTCATGGTGCTAAGGCGTTTTGGTTTTGGGATTCGGGGGCGAGGGCGTTGACTGCAGGCATGATCGTTGACGGCGCAATCTTGGCCGCTTCAGTCACGCCCCGGCCCAATGGATTCTGCATCAACTTGGACACACGCAGACGCTCCGCGCCCGACAGCGTACTGAGCAAGTCCTCGGCGCCCTGCGGCGTCTTCAGCGCCTGCGTCAGCGTGTCCAGCGTCTTCTTGCCGATGGCGTCTTCAAGCAACTGCAACGACCTGTTGGTGTTGGTCACCCACGCGCTCAGATGCGACGGCAGGCGGAACTTGGAGACGTTCTGGCGCAGCAACTCGCGCAGCGCGGCTTGACCTTCGCTGGCCTGCTCCTTGACCGACACCTGCTTGATGCGCTGCTGGGCCTGCGCACGCAGCGTCTCCAGCGCAGAGTCAGCCAACTCGGTGGCGATGTTGTAGTTGCCCTTGCCAAGAAACTTCTCGACCACCTCGGGCGACTCGTTCTGCACCAGTTTTACAAAGGCGTCCTTGTCGGTCTTCCACAGCCGCGCCGCCTCGCCCACCAGCTTGCGCTCGGAGATTTGCTGCATGCCCTTGGTGTAGTCGGCGAGGTACTGCCGGTAGCCCGTGCCGCCAGCCGACTCAATGGCGTCGATCAGCGCGGGCTTGATTTCGGACAGCACGCCAGCGGCAAGGTTGCGCTGCGCGGTGGCGTCCATGCCAGGCCGCAACTGCTGAATGGCCGCGTTGACGGAGTTTTTGCGGATGGCGTCAAGGGCGCGGGCGTCAATGACGCCGCCGCTGCTTGTCCACTTGGCGATGTCATCAGTGACGTTCTTCAACGCGCCGCTGATCAGATCGTTGCCGGCAAACTCAGGGTTGCGCCCCACCGCTGTCAGGCTGCGGATCAGCGGCTCGCCCTCCAGCGGCTTGATGCCGACCGAGCGCAGCGCATCCGCCGCTCCTTGCGCAAAACGGGCGCCTTGGCCGAGGTCAAGCGATGCGTTGGCGGCTTGGCTCGACCATTCGTTGAAGGCTTTGTCGGCCAACTCTCCGAAGTGTGTGTACTTGGTGGCGCCAACCGGCAAGCCGCGCTTGATGAGATCAAGCCGCGCCCAAGCCTCGGCGGCGTTACCTGCGCTGATGAGGTCGCGCACTTTCTGCACTTCTGCCGCAGCCTCAGCGCCGAGTTTGCCGGCCTGCGCCTCGTACTCCGCGACTGCTTTGCCGAGATTGGCGCGGTTCAACGCTGCGTCACGTTGCGGGCCGGTCATAGCGTTCAGCGCGTTCTTGGCCGACTCAACAGTGGCGCGGGTTTCGGCTGCGGTGGTGCCGCCTGCCAGTTGAGCCAGTGCGTTGCGCGACTCACGCTCGCTCAGTAGGTTGAGCTTGCGAACGAACTGCGGGTCGCGCTCCAGCGAACGCTGGACCAGCGCCTGCCAAGTGGGGTTCTCAATACCTGCAGTGATCTCGGCCACACTGGCGTTCGGGCGCGCATTGCGCAGCGTACCAATGACGGTTTCCAGATCGCGTCCCAGCGCCTGCTTGGCGATGTCGGCGGCTTTCTGCTTGGGAATCTGCCGCAGGTCCGCGATCTTGCCGGCGGCGCTGCCAAGCGCCTGTACCGCCGCACGGCCACCCGCCTCCATAGTGCCGCCCATCAGCACGTCTTTGGCGCCGCCAACCACGGCTTCTTCGGCAGTGCTTGGGCCTTGACGATACCCGAGCAACGTCTCCAAAGTGTCCAGCCCGCCCTTGGCAAGACCGTAGCCAAGCGCGCTGCCGCCAACCGTACCAGGGACGCCAAGCGGCGTGCCCACCACACCGCCGCCGACAGCGCCCAGCGTCTCGACAGTAGGCCGGACCATCTGAATAACGTCGCGGCCAGTTGGGCGAGCGCCGAGAATGCGGCGGCCAAAAGGAACTTCAGATGACACCGCAGGCGGGGCAACCATGCCGGGAACGGCGCCAGGAATTACGGCGGGCTGCTGCTCAACAAACTGAGCAAACGGATTAGCCGGCTGTTGGACAAACTGCGCGAACGGATTGGTCGCCATTTAACGCCCCCTTGCGCGCACCGCAGCCCCTGGCCCAAAGATCGCATCGAACTGCGCGTCGGTGCCTTGCCCACGCCTGAGCGCGTCAATAGCTGCAGCCGGTGGTGCGGGGAAGTTACCGCCGCCAGCAGGCGCCGCGCTCGCAGCCTCTGTACCTTCTGCAGCCATCTCAGCCGATACAAACTGGCCTTTGCGCTCCTTCATCAGGCGCAGAATTTCCAGCCCGGCTTGTTTCCGGATCGCGTTTGGCAGCGCAGTGTTTGCAAGTTGGCCCGCAGCTTCCTTGTATGACGTCGTGTCTTTGTCCGACTGCGGACCTTCAAACCGAGGCACCATCTTGAGCACCAAGTCGGCAATAGGCGCAAGTTTCCCTCCGGCGATAGCGCCTGGCGTGGCTTGCCCAACGAATCCGGCGCCAATATCCACCAACCGCCCTGCGCCGCTTCCGGTGGACTGGTCAATCAGACCACCCTTCTTGGTGGCGTCGGTCAGTTCAGTGATGGCGCGGTCAAGATCCAGACCAAGCTGCTTGCGCTGCGCCGTGGTCTTTTCAAACGTCGCGCTTGGCTTGCCCTTGACAGGCGCGGTAGGCGTGATGACCTGACCGAACTTGTTAAGCAACGTGACGTTGCCCGCCGCATCCGTTTCTCGAAACGCGACGACCGCGCGGGGGTCGTCCTTTGCTTCACGCGGCTGCGGCGGCGGGCGACTGGCCAGTGCAATGCGTGTCTTTTGCGCTTCTTCTTCCGGCGTCAGCAGTTGCGATGCGCGCGGCTTTTCCGGCGAAGTGAACAAAACTTGCCCTGTAGGCGACACCAAATTGCCGCCGACAACCATCGGCTTTTCAGGGGTTGGCAGCGTTGGCAACAGCGCTTTGCCCTGCTCACGCATGCGAGGGCTTGGGCTGCGAAGCATGTTCAGCACTTCTTCGCGTGTAGGGGCAGCGCCAGGCGCGGCGCTTAGGCGCTGGCTCTCGCGCTGGTACAACTCCTCCTCGTCCAGCGCTTTCAAACTTTCGCGGGCAAACTGAATCAGCGAAGGCTCTTCAGCTTGAACGCCAGACTGCAGCACTTTCATCAACGTCGGGCGATCCAGATTGTTTCCGCCCTGCGCCAACGCTTCCGCCGCGCCGGTCAAAAACTGTTGACGTTGCGCCGCCCGCGCTTGCCGCGCTTGCCGTTCTTGGGTCACCGCCGCTCGGTCTTCACGTTGCGCCAACATGTTTTCGCGCTGGAACTGCATCTGCTCAGCTTGCGCTTGACGCAGCATGTTGCGCTCCTGCTGCGCCTGCGCGGCCTGCTGGCCGGCCATAAACTGTTGGCCGAACGAAGGAACTTGCGAGAGGATGCCGAAGTTGAGTGCCATGTCCGTTCCTTACGGGCGAGGATAACCGAGGTACTGGCCGCCCAAGTAGCCTAGATCTCCAAACGCCCTGCCATACGCCGCGCCTTGCGCCAGCAGCGCGTTGCCTGCGGTCTGCCCCTGCTGCATGGCAAGGTTGCTCAAATTGGTCGCGGTGTTGGCCATCAGGTTACCGGCTTGGCTGCCGTAATTCTGACCCGCAGCCGTCAACTGCTGCGCCGTCGTGCCGCCGATGCCGGCCAGCCCAGCCAGACGGTTGTACTCGTCAGCTTCACGCTGACGCAGCGCGTTGTAGCCGGTCAGCGCCCGGCCATACATATCGCTTTCTCGCGACCGCAAAGCGTTATAGCCGGTCAGCGCCCGACCGTACTGCTCCTGCTCTCGCTGCCGACCGATGTCGTAGCCGGTCAGCCCGCGCCCGTACTCCTGCGCCTCGCGTTGGCGGGCGATGTCAAAAGCGGTCAGCCCCCGCCCGTACTGCTCTTGCTCGCGCTGACGCGCTGCGCCGTACTCATTGAAGGCCCGACCGTAAGCGTTGCCGAACTCCTGAGACGCCATCTCTTGGCCAAAACGAGTCAGCGCCTTGCCAGTACCGCCGCTCAGCAGACCGCCACGCGCAGCAGCGCTGCGCTCCAGCGCCTTCAAACCCTCGCTCAACCGAAAGCCGTAGCCAGGATCAGCTTGGAAATTTTCAGCGGTGAACTTGAACGCTTCTGGCTGCTGCCCCTTGTACTCAAACGTCGGCTGCTGGCCGGTGTACTGGAACGCTGCCGGCTGCTGGCCGCCGTAGGCAAACTGAGGAATCTCGCCGCCGTACTGGAACGCTTCCGGCATGGCGTTGGTGCGCTGCTGCATCTGCGCAAGCGCGTTGGTGCCGGCTTGGTAGTACGGCTGCTGACGAGCAACCGCCTCGTCATACATCCGCGCCTGCAGCGCCAGCGCCTCGCGCTGCGCGTCGCGCTGCAGTTCCGCCGCCCGCGTAGACGCCGCAGCGGTTGCTTGCGCTGCCTCTTTAGCGGACTGCCCTTGCGTATAGCCGCCAATCAGCGAGCCGATGGCTGGCAACAAGTACGCGAATGGGTCGGTAGTTGCACCGCCGGGGGGTGTAACGCCGGGCGGCGTGCCAGGGGTTGTTGCAACAGCGGGTGTGCCGCCGGGCGGCACTACTGGCGGCACTACCGGGGGGATAACCGGCGGCGTAATAGTCGGCGTAACAGGCGGCACAATTGGCGTTGCGGCAAGCTCAGCCGCAGGCGTGCCAAGCACCGTCGTCATGGGTGCCGTAGACAGGCTAGAAGGTGTGCCGCCGGGCGGCACAATTTGCGTTGCGGCAAGATCAGCCGCAGCTAATGCGTCTGCGGCGGTTCCGCCAGCAGCCATAACTGCGTCATACGCGGCGGTCTGCGCGCCAGTCATACCGAAATCAGCAGCCGACATGCCTGCAAAGCCAGCAGACGGCGTGATGCCCGACGCGGCAGCAGCAGCGTTGTACCCGTAGCCTGGCGTGCCAATGGCGGCTTCCAGCGCAGCGGGCGTCAGGTTCGTAGCACCAGCACCAGCACCAGCACCAGCACCAGCACCAGCCCCGGCAGCAGCACCCGGGCCAAAAATGCTGGCTTGCCCCAACCCTGCGCCTAAAGCATTGACACCTAGAGCGGCCAACACCAGCGGCGCCACATCCTTACCAATGCTGCCGGCGTGGCTTGCCAAACCACCAAAGAATCCGCGATCTTTCTCCCCTTCGTACGTACCAATTACCTGCCCTGTTGTCGGGTCAAGCGTGTCAAAAGTGGTTAGACCAGGAATACTCCGCTGTATGGCGACTAGCGTGCCGCCTTCCATAAGTCCACCCTCACCTGGAGTTTGGTTTTCAAACTGAGGTGAGTACGTTATTCCATTGATGATCTGCGAGCCTTTAGACCAGTCAACAGACCGAAGATCAATTGGTTTCGCGAGCAAGTTATTTTGGGTCGCCATGATTTACCTCACCCGATGCGCCAGTTGGTGCCGTCGCTGTACACAGGAACGCCGTTCGCCCCACCGGCAGCCACAATCGACGCGAACGTCGTGGCGTTGGCGTCCGTCACAAAGGCCCGCGCCCCAGCGCCTGCGGTGGCCGCAGCCGGAAGTGTAGCCACCGTCAGCGTGCCGTGATTGAAATACTTGACGCTGAACGTGAGCGTCAGGCCGGGTATGCGGAACGACGTGACGCTGCTATTGCCGATTGTCACCTCGTTGCTGACCGTGGCCGACGAGACGTCAGCGTCGTGGCCGATCATCGTGTTGTTGGACCCCGTGGTCAGCGCGTTGCCCGCCAAGTAACCGATGGCCGTGTTGTTGGCTCCCGTGGCCAGCAGCAGCGCGTCGCTACCGAGCGCGGTGTTGCCAGCACCTGTCAACGCCGCGTTCAGCGCCCGGTAGCCAACCGCCGTGTTGTAGTTGGCCGTGGTGGCAGTCGTCAGCGCGCTGTAACCCACAGCCGTGTTGTAGTCGCCGCCCGTGTTGGCGTCCAACGCCGAAGCGCCGACCGCCGTGTTCTGGATGCCGTCCGTGTTGGCCGTCAGCGCGTCGTAGCCGGTCGCGGTGTTGTTGGTGCCGGTCGTGTTGGAGTCCAGCGCCGTGTTGCCGACCGCCACGTTGGTGGCGATCTGGTTGCCGCCTTGGCCGACCGTGACGCCGACCTCTTTGGTCAACTCATACGAAGCGTAGATGTTGTCGTCCGTCTTGATTAGCACGCCCGTAGACGTCTGCAGCACGAACTTGTACGACGCGCCTGCCGTCACCCAAATCTGCGCTGGTGTGCGGCCAGCGCTGTCCAGCACGATGGGGTTGGTGTTGTTGGTAACCGCAGACGAACTGGTGTACGTCGACACGGGCGTGGTGGTGCCAGCGCCGTAGGTGTATATCAGCCCGCCGTTGAGCGGCACACCGTTGTTGTCGAAAAACTGAGCGCCTGCGCCCGCGTACAAGGAAAGGCTGACCGCCATAGTGTCCTCTTACTGTTGAACCTGAGTGACTGCCACCCACACAGAAGCAGCGGAAGGTGCGTAACCCGTAGCCGCCACTGCCGACAGCGAGAGTGCAGTATTGTCAACCGCCCACATCAGCTGAATGTAATCGTTTGCCGCCAATGAAACGACTTCGGACGTTGATATTGTGGCGTACCCGTTGTTGGAGTCAACTGACACGATAGCGGTGCTGTGGTCCAAGTCGGTTGCGCCGTTTAACCGATACCAAAACCGCGCGTTTTTCAAGGACGAACTGGTAGACGACAACTGATACCGGGCCGAGAACTGGTACAGGCCCGACTGCGGGACTTGAAGCCGGTCAGTCGGTGAGCCGGTCAGAGTCACCCCGCCAGCCACCTCAGTGTTGGTCAGCGCGATTGGGTACGCCGTGTTGATCGCCGCGGCGCTCAGGTTGGTGGTGCGGGTGAACTCGCCGTAGTACGACTCCTGCTCAATCGTTGGCCGCACAAAGATGACGCCTGTTGTGGCGCTCTTAATCAGCACTGCGGCCAGCGGGATCACGTTGTTCGGCGCGGTAGGCTTGACGTTGGTGAACGCCCCGGCCACTGTCGGGCTGGCGTACAGAATGTCCCCGACGTTGAACGCGCTGGTGTCGATGCCGCTGACCTCGCCCCACACGCAGCACAGCCCCGTCGATCCGCTGTCAGGTATCTGCTCGGCCAGCACTCCAAGAATGAACAGCGTGGGCGTGCTGCCGTCAGCCAAGTACGGCGCGACCGACAGCACGTTGTTGCTGCCCACGCCCGCAAAACCCACCGCCGTGCCTTTGGCCATCGTAAACCCGGTGGAGTTTTGCACGATGGTGTATTGACGCAGCGCAGAATTCTCAACTGAAGATTCCAGCAACTGAAAGAAGCGGAACCAGGCGCGGGTGGTCAGCGCCCCCGCGTCTACCAGCGGGTCACGGGAGGCCGGTACGCGAGGGGCCAGTTGCATATCAAGCGCGGGTTGGGCTCATGAGCACTTCAGCGCCCATGATGGCAATCTTCACCGGGTCAGTGCCGCTGATCTCGTAAACGCGGTCGCGCAGCTTGAGCGTCATGCCGAGGCGCCGCCAGAACACGCGGTGGTAATACTCGCCAATCTTGCCCATTCCGGCCCAGTGCTCGTTAGACCAAGTGTGGCCGCCATCGTCGCTCCAGCGCAGCATGACCTTGGGGTCAGCACCCAACACCGTGCCGGCGCTGGTAGACGCGATGTAGTCGCCGTTTTCCAACAGCAAATAGTTGCCGTCTTCAAGCAGCAGCAAGAACGTCTCGGAGTCCAACACGCCGACCCCCGCCTCACAGTCAAGCTGCAGCGTGTGATGCGCCGTACGACGCAGGTCGTTCTGGCCGGTCGGCAACGCCCGCCACGACCGCAGCCAACGCTGGATCGCGTTGTTGTCGCTGTAGATCTCGGGGTCAAAAGCGTACACAAGGCCGTTGAGCCAATCGCCGACCAAGATCTCATTGTTGAAGTTGGCCTGACAGTTGCTGCGATGCCGCACAAACTGCACACCGTCCCACCCCGCACGCTCATGCCACGCGCCAGTCGTGGCGTCGTAACACCACGTCGCATTGGCGGTAGGGAACGTGAGGATGTAAAACAGGTGGCCGTCCTGCTGGTAGGAGTACCCGATGGCGTCGTTGATGACGTCGTACTGCTGGATCTGCCACTCGATGGCGTGCGTGCTGATGCGCTGGGCGTTGTAGCCGTTGTTGCGGTAGATGACGCCGTTGCCGCGGATGTCGGACCCCAGCCAAAACACCGAGTTGTCCAGCTTGGCCACGCTGTACGGCGCCGCGCAACCAACTTCCATGAACGCGCCTGCGATGCGAGCGAGCGGAAAGTCAGCCAGGCCAGCGTTGTACCAGACCTCCACCGTGCTGGTGCCAAATAGCCACACCTCGCGGTGATTGACGTTCAGCGCCACCACATCGTCCGGGTTGCCCTCGGCGCTGGCAAAGTCCAAGGGGTCGATTTGCGTGCCGTCGTTGAGCGACGTCACCCAGAACCGTTGGCTGTTGGGCTGGTTGAAGACAAAATAACCGTCAAGGTAGCCGACAGTCACGGCGCCGGGAAAGTCAGGGTCCGTGATCTGCTCAAAAACGCCCGTGCTGGCGTTGTAGATGAACGCGCTGGGGTTGCAGGCGATGAACAACTGCTCGCCGTTGTCCACCATGCTGACCGGCCCGCTGCCGTCGATGTAGCCTAAAAACGACGTGTTGTAGTTGCCGTCGGCCCGGTACAACTCTCCGCCAGACGCAACATACAAGTAGTCGCCAAACTTCCACAGCCCCCGTATCGGCCCTTGGCCGACTGGGAACACTTGCCGCAAGCCAGCGCACCGCTGCAGGAATGCCGGTTCCTTGCCGCCTTCCAGCACAACTTCCGGAAACAGGTTCACCATGCGGCTGTCCGCAGCATTGACGCTGCGGGCCACATAGCTAGAGCCGAGGATCGGCGTTTTCATCAGTAGTTGCCGGCGTACACGTTGAACCGCTGGCGAGTAGCCACCAGCGAGTACGGCAGGCTCATGATGTCGTCCGGGTTGTTGATGCGCTTCAGGTTGCGCTTGGACGTCATGGCGATCCGCACAACCTGCGGCGGAGGCTGCACGCCAAACTCAGGCGCGATCTCCATCGCCAAGTTGTAGACAAACGCTCGCAGGTAGCCTGGCGGGAACGACAGCACCGTAGACAGTGTGGCTGGCTGCGACAGCTCCTCCACCGATATGAAATGCCACTCCAGCAGCCGCGTGGGCACCGGGTAGATGTACATCTCGATGTCGGGGTACGTCATGTTGACCCACAGCACCTGCGGGTACGTTGACGTCACGGTCTTGACCGCAATGCCGTTGTATTGCTGCTGGTTGATCAGCTTGATGCCGAAACTGACGTTCGTGCTGGGGTCGCGGAAGTACGTCGCGTCGTCCAGCAGGATGGGCCGGTTGCCCACAAAGTCGCCCGTAGGCCCCAGCGTGCGGCTGATTGTGCTGGTAGGCCAACTGAAAACTTGATCCTGCGTCGAAAACACCGACAGCCGTTCGGTGTTCCACGATTCAATCATTTGGTTCAGCGCCGTCAGCGAATCTTGCATGACGGCAGCAGAAGACGTCTCGCCCTCTGCTAAAACGCCCAGCAGACGCAGGGCGCGATTGATCTGGTCACCCGCGGTGGTGGACATGCTCGGGCTCCTTGCGACGGCGGCGGCCCAGCGTGTTCACGGGCGGCGCGGTGTCGGGTTCATCCTCGGTGCCGGGAGTATACCGCTCCCATCCGCTACGCTCATCGTAAACCGCTTCCATTTCCAGCGTGGCGATCTTGGCGCCATGAATGGGGTGACGCAGATAGATGTTGGGCATAGAGAAGACGGGGGCCGAAGCCCCCGTTTTGCTTACGAGGTCATGATGACCCAGTTAGTGCCGTCGCACACCAGCATGGCGTTGGCTCCCGCCGTCCCCGCGAGGATCGCGGTGCCAGCAGTAGCCGAGCTAATCGGCAGCACGTTGGACGACGCAGACACGACGGTCTGGGCAGCAATCGTCTTGATCCACACCACGCGGCCAGTGCTGGCCGAAGCAGTGGGGAACGTGACGGTGATGCTGCCCGCGCCGTTGCAGACGACGAAGTTCTCGTTGTCAGCCAACGTGAACGAAGCCGTCTTGGTGACGGGCGCGTTCAGATCCAGTTGCGTGCCGCTCAGAACGCCCGTGACCGCGACCGAAGCGCCAGTGATGGCGCCCGTGACGGTCACGCTCTCGAACAGCGGGTCGGCGTAGGCAACGCCGATTGCTTTGGTATCGGGCATGATGCCTCCTTATCAAGCCACGCGATACAGCGTCCAAGCACCCGCGGCGCTCTTGCGAGCAACCATGCTTGCGCCGGTCGTGACGGGGATCGTCATGGTCAGCGAACCCGAGACAGTCCAGCCGGTGCCCGCGGCGATGATCGCGGTAGCGGAAGACGTGCCGAGGTTGACCACACGGAAGGTGAACGTGGTGCCAATCCGGTCAGAATTGATCAGCACGTTTTCCAGCTCCGTGACCGTGGGCAGCGTGTAGGTCTGGGCCGCGGCGGTGACACCGTTGTTGGCCAGGATCAGACCGTTCAGCACTTGCGCGGGGGTCAGGGTTGCAGTAGCGGTAACCGCCACCGGATCTGCGGTCAGGTCAATGAACGGGTCGTTGACGTTGCCGTCACCAAGCTGGTAGCCACCAGCGCCATTAGGGAGAGCCATGATGAGTTCCTTTCAGATAAAGTTCAGAACGGGGGCCTTAGCCCCCGTTTCGGTTTAGCCCCAGAGACGGCAAGCCATCTGCGGACGGATCACGCCGTAGCCGTACAGCACGTCGATCCGGCAGGGCATCCGGTCGTTGTTGATGTCGTACTGACGCACGACACGCAGGCTGATGCCGTTGTGGTTGGCGCGGCTGGCCATGTCCACGCCTTGCGGCAGCAAGAGGTCAGCAGTGGCAAACGTGATGGCGTCCTTGTGGTAGACCAAGTTCTGCGGGTACTGCGTGGACGCAGCGCCGATGAACGTGACCGTTTGGCTGTTGGCCGGCAGAGAGCTGACGGTGGCCAGCGCCTGGTTGGCCGAGTACATCGGAGCAACCGTGACCGTTGCCGCGCCACCCGATGCAGTCACGCTTGCGAGCGCAACAAACTGGAACAGCGAGCCAGTGGACTCACGGGTCTGCGGGTTCACCGCAAAGCAGCCCGCCACGGTGAACACGTCGCCAGCAAGAACGGTGTTGGTGCTGCCCAAGCCGGTGAGCGAGATCGAAGTCGCGCCTTCGGTCGTCACTGCAGCCGCCGTTGTGCCGTTGGTACGCGAGCCAGTCGTGAACTGCTTGATGGACTGGCTCATGTTGACTTCTTCGAAGCCCAGCACGCCAGTGCCCATCATGCCGTTCTTGAACTGCTTGCTGATGGTGTCGGTGGGGTTGAAGAGGCCCTTCATGCCTTCCACCAGACCAGCGTTCGCAGCGGGGTTGACCGTTGCGTACCGCGGCGACATCACAGCGGCGTTCTCGTTCAGCTTCTGCTGGGCCTGCAGCAGAACCAGCGAGGTGGCCGGCGTGGTGCCGGGCGTGCCGACAGAGTTGCCGATCTTGTTGAACGCGTTGGCCACGTCAGCGTCGATGCTGGCGGCAAGCTGGCTGATACGAGGCTTCAGCACACGATCCGCGAAATCGTCCAACTGCATCGTCAGTTCGGCGGACGTGAAATTCACGCCGATGTGCTTCTGCGAGGAAACGGTCAGGGTCGTGAACTGCTCGTTGTCGTCCTGCACTTGCAGGGCGGCGCCGTCAGTCACCAAAGCGCGGTCCGGCAGGCGGATGCGCAGCGTGGAGCCGATCTTGGCCCCTTCGACAGCGAAGCTGTCGTCGTACTGGCGGTTCACGTTGCGCGTGAGCACCAAGTTGTTTTCCAGAATCTCCAGGGCTTTCCTGGTGATCATGTCAATGGTCAGAATGCTATTTGCCACAGCGGGCTCCTTTCAAATTTAGCGATTTGCCTGAGCCTGCATCTTTCGCATCTGTCTTGCTCGTTCGGCTTCAATCCACTCCGACGTACTCATGTTCTTGATGGAACGCGGGTCAGTCGTGTCATACGACGGGTTGTTGCCGCTGCGTGCGGTGACGGGTGTGATCGGTGCTGGTGCAGACGTTGAGCGTTTGACGGGCGGATTGTCGGCCAGTTTGGCCTCGATCTTCCCAATTTCCTTGGCTTGCAGGATGGGCGGTAAGCGAGCGATACGTTCCGTTTCCTTGACATTGGTGCCGAGGTAGTACGCTACTTCAGGGCCAACGTCAGATGCGCGGATGGTGTCAGCCATGACGGTCGTGATTGGCAGCTTGGGGTTGTAGGCGACCTGTTCAAAGTCGTCGTACTTTTCCCTGGCTTGCTCCTCACGGTCGTGATAAGCCTCCAGCAGTTCGGTGTGCTGCTTGTGCATCTCCCGCTGTGCCAGTAGCTGTTCGGCCTTCTGAACTGCCAACGCTTCCGCGTAGGCTTCAGTCGATTCAAACTGCTCTGCAGACGGTGGTTGCCTAGGCTGCTCACCTACGGGCTGCTGTGCCCGTTGACGCTCCCACTTACGCTGCTCTCTATCAAGCCGTTTCCTGACGATGGCGTCCAACTCTTCTTGAGTAAACGTCTTCGTCTGTTGTTCGACTTCCGGCTCAGTTCCCTGCTGTTCAACAGGACTCGCTTCCGTAACTGCCGTGGGTTCCGGTGCGGCTGATGCGGTGTCGATCTCCGCTGCGACTTCTTGGCTCATGTGTGGGCCTCAAGAAAACCTGGTCATCGGGCCAGTACGGTTGATAGTACCACTTAAAAATCCGCGCGCCAAGCAACGCAGGTGTTATGTAAGCGCGCTAATTTGCGCTTGCAATTCCTGCAGTTTGGCGAGCAGTTCTTCCTTGGTTGGAGTTGGCGGGGGAGGGGGTGGCGGAGCCGGAGGCGCAGGCGTAAACGTCTGGCCGTCGTAGGTGTCACGGATCTGAACCGTGTCAGGGCAAGAAACCCATCCTTGTGCGGCAGCAAACTCAGCATCTGCCACAGCCACATTTACCACCACACCGTTTTCAATGATTGCGTAGCGCATGGTCGTACTCCTTACCAAGAGGTGATGCGGGCGTAACCGTTGCCACCAGCACCGCCAGTGCCGCCCGTGCCACTTGCCCCATCCACTGAACCACCTCCGCCCCCACCACCTGCTGGTCCTGCGCTTCCGCCGTTACCGGCAGTGCCTGAAGAAACTGACCTGCCGCCGCCTCCACCCAAACCAAGAGTGGTGCTTGATGATCCATTGCCGCCAGCAGAGCCAGCAGCACCTGTGCCACTTATGCCGTATCTACCGCCGCCAGAAGCGCCCGCACTTGCATTGGTTCCGCCCCCACCGCCACCGCCACCGCCATAAGCAGAACTTCCCCCGGCTGAAGAAGAGCCAAATGAATAACGTGAACCACCTCCGCCACCACCGCCAAAACCTGATGGTGAACCCGCTGACCCGACACTCCCCCTCCCTCCAGAAAACCCGCCATAAACACTAGACGCTGACCCTGTGTCGAACCCATAAGGTTCTCCAGGCGCGTTATTGTTTGCAGTCGACGCTGTGCCGCCGCCCCCGCCACCGTAACCAGTAGAACCGCCGCTGATTCCGCCTCCGCCTCCTCCGTATGCAAAAAGCGATGCGCCAAATTCGGTTTGCCCACCGTTGTTGGCAGTTAAAGGCCCTGACATGCCAGAACCACCAGCGCCAATGGTGACGGTGACTGTTGACCCAAGATCAGTCGCTTGAAAAACGCGAGAGACATAAGCTCCCCCGCCGCCGCCACCGCCGCCATCTGCTCCTACGCCAACACTTCCTTCAGCGCCTGCGCCCCCAGCCCCCCATAGTTCCACCATCACCATCGTCTTGCCCGCAGGCTTGGTCCAGGTGCCGGAGGAGGTGAAAACTTGAACGTCCGAGGCGCTGGCTATGGTTGTGCTGACCCAAGTTGTGCCGTTACTGGCCAGCACGTTACCGTTCGTACCCGGAGCCACAACTTGAAAGGCCGAGGTGCCGTTGCCGAGCAGTACGTTGTTGGCGGTGAATGTGGCCGCCCCCGTGCCGCCGTTAGCCACCGGCAGCGTGCCGGTGACCTCGGACGTCAAGTTGACGTTACCCGCCGTAAAGGCTGACGTGCCATTGCCCTTGACCACGCCAGTCAGCGTAGTAGCCCCAGTGCCACCGTTGGCTACCGGCAGCGTGCCCGTGACGCTGGAGGCCAGCGAGATGTTGGACAGCGTGTTGTCAGCACCGCTGATGGTTTTGTTCTTCAGCGTCTGAGCGACTTCGGCAGTGTAGATGTCAAATTGCCCCATCGTGATCTTCTTCGACCCGGCAGTCCCGGCTGAAGAATCGACGATGTACAGCAGGTCCGCCGCGTTGACATCAACGCCGTTCAGTGACGGCAGGTCAGAGACTTTTTGGTCAGCCATGATTTAGGCCCACATCCTGCTCGGGGTTACCGGGAACACGCGGAAAGCCTCCAGCTCCGGGGCCTCGTCGGTGTGGCGCACGTTGACATGCCAACCGTCCAGCGGGGCCATCTCAGGCACTTCGCCTTCGTCGGTTTGGATCATCTCGCCCGTGGGCTTGTAGATCGTGCCGATGACATCGACAGCGGCGTACTTGGGCACCAGCGCCGTCTCGACCACATCGTCTTGCACGTTGGTCTGCTCGGTGAACAGCGCCGCGTTGGCCTCGGCTTCGTCAGCGAATTTCAGGAAGGTATCGTGGTACATGGGTGCTCCTTAAGCGGTGATAGAGGCAAGTTCTGCTGCTGACAAAGCACGTGGGTAGTAGGTGACGCGGCGGAGGTAGCAGTTTGCAAAAGACCCCGAGCCTGTAAATGAACCCAGCCAAAGTTTATTCAAACCAGATGGAACGCTTGAGAGAGACGCTACAGCAAGCCCAGTAACAGCTTGCCCATTAGTGCTTGTAGCTAATTGAGACGAATCGTATGCGGTTGCAATTTTTGCGTTTACAGCAGACCCTTCACTTGAGTTGTATACGCTTGCAATATCAACACCAGCAACCCGAGCAACGGATTGATATTGCCCACTCACGTACCTTTGATAAATTCGTTCTGTCTCGCCAGTGTTTGACAGCATTGTTATATATGGCTGCGTTCCAGATACCCTGCCTGCAAAATCCGCGTAAATCGTCCCAGCACTCGCGTTAAACCAAGGGCTCAGCGTATTCACTGAAGCCACATCGGCTGCACGGGTCAGCGCGGTGGTCGTGGTGGGGATGTAGCTGGTGGGGAAGGCTCCGGCTTCGAGTTGAGCGCCGAACAAAAAGATGCCGCTGGTGCCGTCGCCGGTGTAGTTGGTCGTTGAGCCAGTAGAAATCAGCCTGATTGTCAGCGTCGATGTAATGCTCGTGCTTTTCAGCGGGAACACCGAGCATCTGTACCAGCCATTTCCTACAGCGGTAATTGTTCCTGTGCCTGATACCACCGTTCCATTTGACAAATCAAAGGATGTAATGCCAGAGGATGCTTGAGCGTTGTCAAATAGCTGAAATCTGGTCCTTTCAGACGCCTTGGCGAAAACGCTGATTACATACGCCGAGTTGTC